TATTAATAGCTACTCTACCTTGTGCACCTATTATTTTGTCGTTATTATAAGTAGGCATTATTTTCTCCTTTTAATTTTCTTTTTCTTTTTATTTGGTTTAGTTACTTGTTGTTTAATATTAGTTCTATTTATTGGCATATCTAGCTTTACCCCAACCTCTAGGTTTTTTCTTAACTTTCTTTTTTTTCTTTTTTATTTGTCCACCTTTTTCCATTCCTAACATATTAGATGCAGGACCTATTAAATCAGCAAGCTCAAATAAAGTAAGTAATTTTACAGCTTTGCTATCCATAATTTTTTTAAATTTAGAAGATTTTTTTTTACCTGCCATTAATTAGCTCCTTGTATAACAGGAGTTGGACCACCTTCAGGACTTGCTGGAGATTGCATATCATCTCGTCTTGTTCTTCTTGATTGATTACGAAGAGCATCTATTGAATTTTTATATTTACCTTCCCAAGCAGACAAAACATTAAAATCTTTTATAAAATAATTTGCTTCTATCATACATGCTGCAAATAAAGCATTGTAACAACTTTCACTAAAATAGTTAGATGTTGTTACACTTGTACCTGTAGCACTTGCTAAACCTAATGGTCGTTTTGTATATTGTATTTCACCTGCAACTGTAGATGCTGGAGTAGGTACAATATAAATTTGTGAATTAGTTTTTCTTGCATAGTATCTTGGAGTACCTGTAGATGCACTTACAAATCCCCAATAATCTATTGCGTATTCATATGTTCGTTGTAATAAATTTGTTTTAATATTTGTTGCACTTGCTGTATAATTTACATTACGTACTACTAAAGCTCCATCAGGTAAACTAACAACAGGATTAGATGCTGATATAACAACTGATGCATATACATCAAGAGCTACATCATCTAATTCTTTTATTAGACGACCTTCAGCTTTTTCAATAAAATAAGGTATTTGATCAGCAAATTCAGTTGAATTATTTTCTATTGTATTTACAATATCATCTTTTAAATATGAATAGTTAGGCATATAATTATCCTAATACTAGAGTTACACCACCTGCATCAGGTGTGCTTACACTTACTGTGCCTTCACACTTTACTCCTACTTCACCCATATAAATATCTTGTGTTCCACTTGCAGCAACTTGGAATTTAATTTTACTTCCATTCTTATCACCTATATCAAATGTACCAGCTACAGTAGAATAAGCATGTACAGCAAGTATACGAGTTACATGAGGTAAAGTTACAGCAATAGAATTTCCTGCATTATCTGTAGTACTCACAACTTGTGGAGAAACAATAACACCATCACCTGATTTAAAAGCTGTAGTTATATTTGTAGACATATATCTTTCCTTATATTATAGAGGAGGAGAATATCTCTACTCTCCTCCAATATTTATAATTAGGCTCCTTGATTTCCAAACCAACCACGCCAGTCAGAAACACCAAAAGAATATCTTTCACGTGCTTTGAAACGTAGGTTGCCAGTATCGAAATCTGGTTCCATTTTAGTTTGTAATGGAGTTCTGTTAAACATTTTAGTACCATTAGGTACGTCTGTTTTAATGAACCAAGCATTTACATCTGTAAATCTTCTGTTCACATAGAATCCATCAGGCAATACACCTAGATGTCTAATAGCATTGATGTCATTATTAGATCCACCAGTTGTACCTGGAGTATTTAATAATTGATCTGCTGTAAACAATAGGTCTGTTGGTACGTGTAATGAAACACCTGAAGCACCTACAAGAATACCACGATCATCAGTAGTTTTTTGTATCTGAATGATCGCTGCTTCTATAGTACCTTCAGCTATAGCTGCTGCTGTAGTAATGTTTGTTACTGTACCAGTACCTGTTACTGGGTGTGCTGCACTAAACATAGGTACACCATCACCTTGATTTGTTGTAAAGCCATTGTTGTACAAGTCAGCAGCTTTTTGCTGTTTTGTACTTGCCATAGCTCTTGCTAATCCTTTTGCTCTTAATTTTGCAAAAGTATCATATAGATTATCTTCCATAGCTTCTTCAGTTACTGCGAATGCTAATGCAACAGTTTCGTTTGTATACCTTGAAGTATAACTTTCTGATGCATCATCATAAACAACAGCAGCACCTTCACCTTTAGTAGGTGCAGCACCAAAGCCTGTGAAGAGTACTTCTTCTTCAAAAGCTCTGTCTGATGATTCTATTTCGTATAATGGTTTGTGTTCGTCTTCCACGCTGCCATATTCTATTCCAAAAACTGCATTCAGTCCAGGAAGTAGCTCTTTGGCAATACTTGCTCTATTTATAGCCATTTAATTATTCCTTTCCTAATTAAGCTGTTGAAACAGTAGTTGTTATATAATTGTCCATATGTGAATTGATACGTACTTCATACCAAGGATATGCGTCTGTCACACCTGCTGATGCTCCAATACCTGTATCCCAAGGTGCTCTACGTATTACTCTCATATGACTTGTTGCTTGTGTTGGACCAGATGCATCTAAAACATAGGCACTATTACCTGTTTTAGTTGATCCTGTTGCTAGAATCCAAGGTGCATTATATACACCAACTCCCATACCTGCTGAAGCAGTTACTGTTGCATCTGCTTGTATAAAGTATGTTTGATCTGGATCTCTTGAAACATGGATCTTAACATCTGTGGCTGTAGTTCCTCCTGTCCAGTATCTACTAAATTCTTGATTTCCTGAAGCGTCTACATAACTAATTCCTTGGAATACTCCTGCTGTTTTAACTGTTACGTTAGCAGGACTTGGAATTATTGTACCTAATGAATCAATGACTATAGGATCTCCTGTAAACATTGTTGTAGGCAATAATGCTGATGCAACCTTTGGGGAAACATTCAAATCAATAGTGTCAATACCAGTAGAGTTAGAACCTGAACCATTTTTTCTCGCTAGTACAAGACCACGAGAAGCGTCTACTGATGCCATTTTCTTTCTCCTTTATTATAAGTAATAAAAGGATTAATCCTGAAAGTTAGGTTGTCTTCCTGTTACTACTTTAGATTTACTGTTATTAGAAATAGGCATACGAGAGTTATTATTACCCATGAGTTGTGCGTCAATCGCATCATTCATGGCTTTACTTTTATCTCTGTAAAACTTACTTCTAGCTTCGTATTTAGCAGTTGGGATTTTTGCTAATCCTACGTCAGCACGACAGACTACCCCTGCATATCTACCTTCATCTCTCACGAAAGATGTTGCACTCATTTCAGGAACTTCAGCCAAGTCAACAAATTGCCAGCCTTCTTGCAGTTTCTTACCTATATGTTTGACATCATCTTGACCTTTAAGTGTCATTCTTAACCATCCTAATGTCATACCTTCGCTGGTAAAACGATCTTTAACTGCTTGGGGAATATGAACTACATCTTGTTCTTCAAATGTATATTCAACTTCTTCTCTAGCTTCTTGTTTTCTAGTTTCTTGTTCTCTTAAATTAGAACTACGTGTACTATTAATTCGTGTCATCTATTTTCCTCCACGCTGCATATTTATTGTTGTATACTCTCCTTCAGCTTTATCAGCTTTTTGTTTTTCAAGAGCATACTGTTCAAGTGGTATATTCCATTTGTTAGCTAATCTAATATCTTCTTTTGATAGCTTAACTTTCTTACTAGAACCTGGAGAGCTGCGAGATGCTCCAGCCACCACTTGAGCAGGTTTTGACGCTTCTACCTGCTGGCGAACTTCCCCACCTGTAGCAGCTTCTGCTGCAAACTTATGAGGAAATGTTTCTCTTATCCTACGATCTACTTCAGTATAATACTCTTGATCTGCAGGACTAAAACCTTCTTCTCTTAATTGAGCATCTATTGCTAAAGATGCTGCAGTCATAACTTGATCTGAACCAAACCATTCATTTTTACTTGCCCATTCTTCTGCTTTTGGATCTGGAGTAGGCTGTGGTTGATACTGTTGCTGTACAGGTTGTTGTGGTTGTTGTTGTACAGGCTGTTGATCAAATTGTTGTTTCGTTACATTCAATGATTTTAAATCATTTTGTGCTTCGTTTAAAAATTCTTGAGCTTGTAATATCTTTGTAGAATCGCCTTCTTCATGTGCTGTCTTATAAGCATTACGAGCTAATTCTAATTTATCTGTTAATTGTTTTTCACTTGCATCTAAACTTAATTTATTTACAGTATTAAATTGATGCTGTGAATCATTTAACTTTTTATTTAACTCTTCATTTTGTTTCATTAGTTGAGCAAGTTGTTCATCTCTTTCTTTACGTTGCTTAACTAATTGACGTATTCTTTTTTGAGCTCCTTTTGTTTCTATACCTTCAAGCTCTTTAGGTTCTTCTTTTTTAGGAGCTTCTTTTTCTTCTTCTGCTGTAACAGGCGAAGGAACTTTATCTTCTTCATTCTCTTCACCTTCTACTTCATATTCTACTTTTTCTTCTTTAGGAGCTGTAGTATCTACTTCACTCCATTCTTCATTATCCATTTGTTTACCTTTCGTTGTTTACGAGACATACGACTTACGTACTTCTATTATTATATTATACACTAAATTTTTATATTAAGCAAATTTTATGTACTATATTTAGTTAAATTAAAAGTAGGATCTAAAAATTTAGGATCTTGTACTTTCATTATTACTTGATCATCATACAATAAAATCATCTTAACATTTTTATATTGTATCTTTTGACCAGCATGTTTAGCATAACAAACATAATCTCCTAATTGACACCAAGGTCCTTTAGGAAATTTTTCTTTATCAGCATAAGCAAGTTCACCTATTTTTAAAACCTTACCTATAGTTGTTAAATAAGACATATCGTCTTTGGTTGAATTAGGTAGTAATATACCACCTTTAGTTTTTTCTTTTATTGATACAGGTCTTACGAGTACATGAAAACCTGGAAGTTCAGGTAAGACATCTGGAGTAGATTCTTCTTCTTCATCTGTAATCCACATGTCATTCTTAATTGAATTACCTAAATGTACCTGTTGCATTAGTCATCCTCTTCTTCGTATAATCTTTTTTTAACGATCTCTGTTAGTTTATTTCTGGACCATTCAATTCCATAAATATTACCAACAAGTTGACGATAATGGGCAAAGTTATCTGCCTGCCCATCACTTACATTATTTCTTAGTTTAGTGAGTTCGTTATTATATTCACTAACGACCTCATCCCAAATATCCATGTATTAGATTTCTGCACAAGCGTAGCAGTTAATTTCTAATCCAACAGATACTTCTTTAATAATTGGTGATTTCCACATATTATCTTTTCCCTTTAGTTGGTGAAGGATACTTCCAAGAAGAATCTTCACGTTGATTTAACACACCTTTTTTAGGTCTACTACCATAGTCACTTTGTGACATTTTAGTAAAGTCACCATACATACCACCATCTCCATTTGGAACATGAGTTGGGTATCCATTAGTCACACCTTTTTTAACAGGATATGCTTTATTCCCTATTGGCATTACTTTCTCCTTTCATTTCTTCTTTAATTAAATCTGAGATAACATCAATAAGTTTAAAACTTCTATCTTTGGCATCCAGATTTTCCATTTGAGTAACTTTTTCTAAAGCACTCATACGAATTTTTTCCATATCTATTTCAGCTCGTTGATCTGCAATAGCAGTTTTTGTTAAAGCATCAATAGCTTTCATAGTCTGTTTACTTGCTCTATCAAGATCTGCTTTTTCTTTTTTCATTATAGCATCTTGACCAGCTTTACCAGATTCTACTAATAATTTAGCTTCCTCTAATTCTAATTTTTGTGCATCTAATGCAGAGTCTGCAGAATATTTTGCAGATGTTGCTTGTAATTTTTGTTTTTCTAATTCTACTTTAGCTTGTTCTAATGCAACCATTTGTTGTTCAGGCGATTGTATTTGACCTGCAGCCATATTAGCATTTAACACTTGTTGTGATGCAGTAGCCATAGCCATCTCTGCAACTTTAGGATTCTGTTGTTGATCTGGTGGTAATTGTTGCATTGCCATTCTTGCCATACCATTCATTTGTTCTTGGTATTTCATTACAGAATGTTCTTGTATATTTGCTTCAAGTATTGGTTTTAATCTTGACATAATAGGATTAGCACCATTCTGTGGATCTTGTAAATAAGACATCTTTGTTTGTATATGAGCATCATGGTTTTGTCCTGCAAATGCTGCAATAGGTATACCTTTTGTAGCAGCAACAATATCAGATACAGGATCTAATTGTTGTGGTTCTTGTTTAGGAGGAAGTATCTCTTCCATATTAGGCATATTGGCAGAATTTAATATTGTTCTATTTAATGCTTCAAGATTAAACATACCAGGAGGTGATTGCTGTGCCATTTGTAATGCCATTTGTGCAATCATCATCCTATGTGCATTTGATGGAATGTTAGGATCTGATACTGGTATCACATCTACTCTACCATCAAAGTCTTGTTTTAATACACTTTTCTCAGCAAATGGTACTTCATATGGATACTCTGAAGGTAGATAATCATAGTTTATCTGTGCAAGTATTTTAAATTCATCTCTTTGAGATTTGTGTAATCTCTTGTGAATAGCAGAGAAGAACTTACTTGATGCTTCTAGTAATGCCATTGTTGTACCCACAGGTCCATAAGATGCTGCATCAGAAACAATTTGTTCTGTAGAGTCAGCAAACTTTTGACCTGTTTGAGTTATGAATTGAAGCATATTATATAGGGTAGAGGAAGGCTCTTTATAGGGGAGAGAGACAATAGCCTTGTTAAGATCTTGCCCTGTGGCTTCAACTTCTTTAAACTCACCTGGTGATATAGGATCATTGTCTCCAACAATTCTAACACCTTTTGCTTTGAATCCTCCTGGTAAGTTTGCGAATTGACCTGCATCCACTAAACTTCTCATGGCTGCAGTAGCAGTCATAGTTAAGTTTCCTAAGAAGTGCATGAGACCAAATCCATAGAAACTAAAGCCTGGTACGAATCTGTAATGAACAAAGTGAGACACTTTTTCTTGATTCTTATCATCCTTCTTATAGTTTCTACGAATGCTTAAAATTTGTTGTGATTTTTCTTCTACTGTTACAATATAAGGAAGAGCATAGTCTTCTTCTATTTCTAAATAACAATGTTGTTCTAGTAATGTATATTGTGGATCATTTGTTGCTGTAGGAGACAAACCAATAATTGTATCCATTTTTTCTGAAAAAGATGTAGGTTGTGGATTTGTTGCTTCTGGTAATTCTACATCTCTATAGATTCCTGATCGTATATCTTTTGCTAACTCAACAGGACTTCTATATATAACATGTGTATATCTATCTGCTTTACGTAAATTAGATGCATAATAAGAAACATAGAATTGATCAATAGGAACAAATTCAGATACTGGTCTTTTTAAATTAGCATCATAATAAACTTTTTTAAATGCTGATCCAATCAAAGGGAGGTGGAACAGCATTCTTTCAAACTCATCAAAGTATTCAGGCATTTGCTCTGTTGTTTGATAGTTCATAAACTCTTGTACACGATTAGCTTGATCTTCTCTTTCAGGAGTAGACTTACCTAATATCTGTGTTTTAACTGGACCTGCTGGTGGAAATAATTCTTGTATAGCTTTTGATTGAAACTTAACAGCAGATTCTATTAACATTGGATGTACTGCTGTAC